GACAGACGAAGGCCATGTCAGCGTAACTGTTGCAGACGGCGTGATCTTGAGCGTGAAGCCGTAGGCAGTGCCAGTAGAGGGCGGGCTGTCAAAAACGTATGTAGCGTCAGCGGCGGGCGCGTGTTCAAACACGTTGCCAGAGGCGAGGTCAAGGGTGCTAGAAGCTATGTCACCGACTGTCTCACCAGAAGGTGCTGGCTCAAAGAAGCCCTTTGTGTAGTCGATGACAATGCTCATTATACTGCGATGCTCCCGTCCATGTCGTCCTGAGACATAACCCAAGCATAACATTTGTCGAGAAATTGCGTGCCTTCACCAACTTCAACATCAGCCAAGTCAGCGTGATAACGGCGGAAGTCAACTTCCCGGGTGTCGTCGTCAGGTGTATCAGTGGCATAGCCCGAAACGTCAATCATCACGCTGAACTTAGGGCCACTTCCGCGTTGGCGGGAAATAGCCGCCATTGCGATGCGGAAGTATGCACCAGCAAATGGTGTGCCATACTGCGATGTTGTCATATCAATTTGAATAGCCATTGCGGCCTCCTTATGTTGGGATCGATGTCATTGATAACACCCATTCGTTAAACTGTTGCTTTGTGTTTCCGCCGTAACCATGGGCAGCATGAAACTGTTTATGGTGTGGTTGGCAAAGCGTTACGCCATTGTCAGGTTTAAATCGCAGGTCTTTATTGGTGGTAAACCCCTCAAGGTGGTGGGCGTTAAGATCGTGGTCATTGATGCCACAAACAACGCACTGATAAGCATCACGTTGGAAAACCTGATTACGCCATTGTGTGTACTCCAAACGCCCACGCCACGCTCTTGAAGTGTCCGCAAAACTGTCCGCAGAACGCCTACGTTTGCAATAACACTTGAAGCAGGTATCAGCGTTTCTGTTTGCCTTTTCGCCGCCGCAGCCAGAGCATGGAGGGGGGCCACCTTTCCACATTCCGTTGTTCGCTTTGGAGTTGTCGGCACCGAGCATGTGGTTATTCAGGACAACGTGCTTTGGCCTAATCTCAATACCAAACTGAAGAACCGCCTTCTTGGCTGAGGGGAAAGAACAACCAACTGCATCACATATCTGGCGAAATGACATAGGGTTTTGATACATATCAGCGATTAGCTTGCGCTTTTCGTATGTCAAAGCGGGGCGTCCCATCAGTACGTGACCTCGCTCGTATTCAAAGTGGCGACGAAACGAATATTCGTGGATGCTGCGCCTGTGACCTCGATCTTGAGGCCACCGTTTGTTGTGTCTGCTGATAGAGCCATACCCCAAGCAGGTGTGTTGTCGAGGACAGTCGTCGCACTGTTGACTAGCACTGTGGTGCCTGCTGAACCCTCCCTTCGAATCAAGCCTTCGATCTTCCATGCTGCGCAAGCTGTGCCGCCGGATGCTTGCTGACGGGCTACGATAGTTCCGTGGAAAGCGAAGGCTGAGTTGTTGGGGAGGATGACTTGGTTTATTGTGGACGCTGCCCCGTTATTGGCGGTAAGTGGTTCTGGCGTGTCGTCTGCCGTATCAGATCGGAATACAAACCTACCACCCTGTGCGTCACCATCGGCTGAAAAACGACCCATAGCGTGTGCCACCTTGCCGTATCCAGTAGAGACTGCCCGACTGCCGTGTGCTAAAGACCACGGACCTGAAGCTGTATTAAAATCGCCGCCAAGCACAGTAGATTTTTGACCGCTTGCGGTTTGGTTTTCTCCACCAAGAATTGCACTGGCGGTGCCGCTGGCTGTAGAGCTGAATGTCGCAATACAAAGCGCTGAAGTAGCGGTTGCTTTTGACGCAACACCTATTGCCAGTGAATAAATCGCTGTAGACTGACTGTTATAGCCAATGCTTATTGCGGAAGAGCCAGTGGCCTTTGCCTGTTTTCCCATCGCAATCGAGTTAGCACCAGAAGCCCCGTAGCTTGAACTGTTGTTGGCTATAGCTGCTGCGAAGGAGTCTGCACCAGATGCTCTTGATTTGGTTAGCGCAGTAGCGCCAGAACCCGTGACAGCCCTAGCTTCATACCCAATCGCTGTGCTAAAAAAACCAGACGCAAGTGGCGTGTAGCCCAAAGCAAGACTTCCCGCGGCAGTTGCTTGTGGTGCTAATCCTCCAAAAGCAGCAGAGGAATTAGCTGTTGCCCGCGCCCCATCACCAAAAGCCATAGAGCCAGAAGTCGCTTGTGAATTATTACCTATGGCGACACTATTAGTGCCAGTAGCAGAAGGTGCAGTAGGGCTACTTGGGTTCTCAGCATATAGTTCAAGCACCGGCGCAAGATCATCCGCCGTAGCCCCCACAAATACCACAGCAGAACCAGTGAGGCTCAGAAGAGCGCCTGTGGAGCTTTCACCCAGTGTACGGCTAAGTGTCGTACCCGTGGCTGTATAAGTGCCTGTGCCTATCTCCCACGCAGTGCCATCCTCAATGACGTAGCGAACTACATTAGTATCGACCACTCCAGCATCAGCAAATGTTTGATAACCACTCTCAGCAGAGCCAAGCGTGATTGTACCTGTGCCAGTTGTGGCGGTAGCTACTTTTGCTCTGTTTACGAGAGTGACCATTTATATATCCTTTAGACTGGAGCGTTCAATATAACTTAAGCTGGGTCAGGTATACCGATAGCAACAGAAGACAACGTAAACGTGTTGCCCGAGGTAACCGCTTGGGATGCTGTTAGTGTGCTTGTGGCAAGCAGTCTGGTGTTTCCGGTATCGACTATAGCATAGTGGGTTGCTGTGCCTGTACCTGTAACTGAACCATCTGTGATAGCTGCAACGACAACCTCACGTCCACCACCTGAACGGTCAGCGGGTGCTCCAATGGAAAGGCTGGTGCTATTTCCCAAAGCGTAGGTTGCATTGGCTTCAGTGTAGGTTGTAGCCGCTTGTGAGGTAATTAAGATTTTATTTGCTTCGGTGTCGAGAACGGTCAATCCGTTGTCAAGCACCCTGTTGTCTAGTGTAGCCATGATTATTTATCTTCCTGTACAGGTTCTGGTTGATTTTGACCCACGTCTGGATCATAGTTTAATTCAGCAATGTCCATAAGGTCACTGATGACCTCTGGGTGAGATGACACATCAATACCTGCACCATTAAGGTTACGAAGGAACCCTGCAATCTCACGGAGATCGTGTGGGGCAACATCACCAGCTTCAATAGTTGGCATCAGGTCATAATTCAGACCGTTCAACTGCCAGAGACGCTCTACCAACTGTTTGTTGAGAACATCAACGATAGCTTGAATGTAACTCTCAAGCGCACGGAGGAACAGGTCTGTCTTCGACTTGGAGAGAGCGTAGGAACCCCCAGAGGAACCAAGCAGAAGAAACTCAGAAAGTACACTACGAGCAATATCATGCTGGTAACGACTGACGATGGGATTAATGTCTATATTACGTTTACCATTGGAAGCCATAAGCTCAATGTCAACTAATCTAGTGGAGGAAGGCGCTCCATCTTTATCGGGGTAGGTGTCGGAAGGCAGTATAATGTAGCCTTGCTCGTTGAACTTAACGTCTCGTAGGATTTGCTGCAAGTTGTTGACGAATCCCGACTGGGCAACAGAAGCATCCCCAGAGAGATACTCAGCAGGAATACGAGCAATGGGAATACCCGCCAACTCACGTTCAACTGCGATAGCTTCGATGGCTTGTATATTATTAAGATACTCGTAAGAAGTATAAGCGTTACGAAGGATAGACCGACCACTTGGGTCACCGTTAAGGGAAGTAGTTCTATAATAGATAGACTTATTGACGGGAATGTAGTTACTGCCATTCATAATCCCCACTGATTGTTCAATACCTAAGACATCACCAGTCTTCTGGTCAACATCAAACTTATTGATAGTCCAAGGAGCACGAGAAGCAATCTTACGTACACCAATACGTCCATCTGTATACTTAGAGTGTTTCTTGTCTGATCTCTCATTTGGGCCAACACGCCTCTTGTAGACAACCTCGAACCAACCAAAGCCATACGACAGAAACGACAATGCTTCAGCAACATGATCGTCTAGTGTATGATCCATGTCATTAAGGACACTCTTAACGAAGTCAGCCTCTACCTTAGCTGCATCACTGTCGTCTACAGGCTTAACGTGTAAGTCTACATCACGAAGGATTTGCTCAACAGAATACATGACAGCACCAATGGTGGCATCATTGTCACGCATCTCACGATACTTTCGTATGGCTTTCTTGCCACGAAGTTCAGGTAGAAACTCATCAGCACGGATTTGACCGTTATGTGTGTTATCGCCAGCAATACCAAGGGTTGCCTTAGCTTTGGCTTCTGAGAGCTTCTTCATTGTACTTATTACCCTTGGCTATGTTTACGCTGGCAGGCAGTAGTTGTAAATTCCAAGGAACATGCAGTCCACATACATCCTTGCCAGCGAGGGGAACAATGTGATCGACATGATAGCGGATGTTGCATAGCTTCTCGAACTTCTTCGCAAGAACGTACATCGTCTTGATGTCATCACTCTGCTCGTCTGTCAGCCATGCTGGTGTAGCGTTTCTATTACTTGCCCTGCGTCTAGCGTTATTTGCTAACTGTGTAGGTTTGTTGTCTTCTTTTTGACGATACCGCTTTGCTTTTAACTTAACCAAATCAGGGTTATCTTTTACCCAGACTTTAGCCAGATCAAGCTCACGGTCTTTATTCTTAATGTAGTCTGCTTTACGTCTAGCTGAACGACATGACTTGCAATGAGACTGCAATCCGTCATATCGAGCAGAAGCCTTAGAAAACATATCCAAGCTCTTTGTTGTCTCACATGACGGGCAAGTCTTCATTTAGTAAGTCCTTTGGCGCTACTATAAGCTAGAGTTAGTTGAGGTTTATGATAACCGTTAAGGCAAAGATCAAAGATGGCCCAGACCAATGCGTCAAGTCTATCAGGTGATCCAATCTTGCCGAGTGGCTCGTAAGTCCTCATCTGAGTTTCAAGTTCACTAAGACTGGCTCCATCGGGAGGATTAGCTACATGTTTAACTAAACCACGTTCATAAAGTGCTGACACGGGTTCTGCTCTTGCATACTTACCTCTTGAAGCTCTAACAGCCTTATAAGAAATACTACTGTCTTCCTGTAAGACTGTCAACTTAACGAGATCACCACCTTGGTTTACTTCTGCCACAAGACGATCAGCTTCATACCTATGGTATAACTCCACTGCTTTCAAAGCCCAACCTTGTGGGGATAGTTTATCAGTATAGTCGCCAAGTACATAAGCAATACCGTTGATGTCGATACCTGCAACGACAATACCTGTCATATCACTCTCAGCATTAGAGGTAACAGCAGGGTCAAGTGCAACGACAATACGGACTAAGTCTGGTAGATCATCATGCTTAATTGCACAGTCATCTAGCATAACTGTAGTCCATAAGGCTCCTTGAGCTTCTTCTAGGACTTCAGCATAAAGCTCCTGCCTACCTAGCCTAGTTCCCTCGTACTGTTCTTTAACAGCAGTGAGGTAAGTGCCAGCCAAGTTAGCGGAGTTATCAAAAGTTGACCCAGTTGTAACGACAGTCTTAGGGTCTTTGAGGATCTGCCTAATTAGTTTAGTGGGCTTAGGTGTAGTCGTAACCATAATACGAGGGTGTTTACCGAGACGCATACAGAACTGTAGCATCTGCCAAGTGTCTATGTCTTTGTTCCAAGCAGCAGTCTCATCACACCAAGCTAACTCAAACTGAGGACCACGTAAACGCTCAGGTTCCTCCGCAGAGAAGAACTGTACTTGCGCTCCATTGTCCCATGTAAGTGTACGCTTAGTTGGTGACCACTCAGGGAAACCCATATTCTTGCCTTTGTGGGTCTTGTCACCCTTCCAGCATACCGATAGGAAACCAGATTCACCCTTAACCATCACTCGTTCAATATCTGAGTTAGTAGAAGCTACAGCAGCTATACGCTTAATACCACACTTGACTTGCTCTCGTACCCACTCAACACCTGATCTAGTCTTACCGAAGCCACGACCAGCATTGATGAACCATGTGTTCCACTCAGTACCCTCAGGTTGTAGCTGATTGTCTCTAGCCCAGAACATCCAGTCATGCTTAAGCTCATCAGTCTTCTGTGGGCCTAGCTGTTCAAAGAGTTCCTTAACCTTGCTCTGCGGCAGTCCCCTCAGGGCATCGGCAGATATCTTCCTTACCACAGGCACAGGTGGTTGCTTCTTCTTCTTCGGGTTGCTCATCGGTATCATATCCTAGTAACGACATCATAGTACGGGATGCACTCTCATCAACGTCAGGGTCAACCTCTTGCTCAACCTCAATGTTAGTCTGAGTTGGCGACCAACCACCTTTAGATCGTAAGACTAGCTCTTGTGACTTGAAGGTACTGGCATCTTTAACATCACCGTTTATAGCTTGATCAATAACCCGTGAACCTACAGCAGCAATAGTATCCGCATGTTCATTGGAGATAACCTCACCATATGTCTTGTACATAGTAGCAAATGATCTGGGAGCGCCTTGCAAGTGTTGCATGGAGGCAAGCATATCTTTCCTAGATACACCTCCACGGATGCACTTAAGTATGTGCTTCTCTACTAATTTACTGTAGGCTAACTTTGCAGGCATCTCACCAGTCTCACTTTTATAATGTATTCCCCGTAAACATCGGCAAAACCACTTCTATGAACGACATAATTTGGGAAGGTTCGTTTTGGTTGTCTAGGGGGAATATCTTTGTGTGATCTATAATAAGGTCACGACAAATATAGGGGGGTATAGTAGTAGTCGTTGATCTTAACAAGAGATAGCACTAGTGTAACACTAGTGTAATTGTTTAGATGGGTAACGACGATGCGCTATTAACACTAGTGTTACACTAGAGGTAACTTAAGTAAGTGTCCTACTATACTATATAGACCCATTTTGGAATTCCACAACCAAATAGTTTTGTAAAACACCAACTATTTTACACATGTTTGATAACATTAGATTCTTTTTTGTCGTCTCTAGGGTAGATTTTGGCTGTTGTTCCTTAGTTACAGGGGCGTGGTGTGATACATTTGTCACTACTAAAGTAATTTCTTGTTTTGGATTCATGTGTGGCTAACGGCCCCGCCCGAATCACTCGCGTATAATCTGGAGGGTCCCAATGGAAATGTCAAGCCCCCTGATGATCACGAATTGTTACAGTTTGTTACAGTAACGTGAA